TACAACCCCCAGACCTCAGCTTTGGCATCATCAAGCAGTACGGATTACACATTTACTGGTTACTTCTATAACTATAGTCTTGGGGTAATTGATCCTGAGAATATAAACAGAGGTATACGTAAATGCGTGATCCCTGCTTTGGGGTTGACTGTCGCTCCTGATACTGAGGACGAGATTATAGGTAATGGGAACAAGGTCCATATCAATAACGTCCTTACTATGTTCTCTGGTGGTACTGCTCTCTGCTATATTTGTGATGTAAGCGAATGATTAAATCCTCTGTCAAAATTGATGAAGCGGCTATAGCTAGAAAAATAGAAGCTGCTAAAACAAGTATTTTAGAAGAAGTAAAGAATGAATTTGCGGCGATTGCATGGGACGCAACTAGGTTCTCCCCTGTATATACTGGCGCTTTTGTTACGTCTTGGTCATTTGAGACAGGTAAGTCAGGTAGGCCAAGGGGTAAAAGTTCTCTCAATAAACCTGAAGCCACTGATAAAGAGGGTATGAGAAAAGAAGGCCTTCAAAATCTTCTGTCTGATATAGATAAAATCCCTGACTTAGAAAGCACAAAAGTGGCTGTACTTCGTAATGGCGCACCTCACGCAGAGTATGTTGACTCTGGAGATAGTAAACAGGTAGGTCATATTATAAAGGGTAAATTAATAAGGCTTCACGGATGAGTAGCATATTTGTTGACATAAGACGTGGACTAGAATACGAACTCTCTCAGGTTACTGATATTCCCTCTATAGCCTACGAGAACGTATCTTTTGATCCTACAACGGGAACCTCTTGGGTGAGACCTACCTTCATTCCTACTTCCCGTAGGCCAGCAGTTAGAGGCACAAGCCCACAACAACTCTACACAGGGATATTTAGGGTTGACTGCTTTGTGGCAGAGGGTAGTGGACCTTTAGCTGGTGACAATCTAGCAAACAGTATAATCGAGGCTTTTGAAGCTACCACAGATATCACATTCAATTCAAAGACGATATCTATAGATTATGCAGAAAGAGAGGAAGGTAGGCTATCCTCTCCTTGGTACTTCATTCCAGTCACTATTGGCTGGTATACATATAATTAGGAGAAACTAAATGGCTTTCGCACAAGGCTCTCGTTCTAGTCTGTCGTTCAAAGAAGAAACGACTTTTGGTACGACACCAGCAGGTAACTTTCAGAACCTGCCTTTCACCTCTCATTCACTCAACCTTACGAAAGATCGTGTAGCTGGTACAGACATCCAAGCTGACCGTATGCCTCGCGTTGACCGTCATGGTAACAAGGTCGTGGGTGGGGATATTGTAGCAGACCTACGTCACGCTGAATTTGACGTTCTTATGCAGTCTGCCCTTATGTCAGATAATGACTTCGCTACAGGCTTTACTGCTGGAGATGGGTCTACAACCGTAACTAACGCAGCTATCGTGGGTACTACACCTACTTTCTTGTCAATTGAGGATTACTCAGCAGACATAGACCAAGCACGTTTATTCACAGGTTGTGCAGTAAACACAATGGCAGTCTCTATGGCCCCTAACCAGATGGTAACAGCTACTTTTGGTATGGTTGGTAAGACGATGACCATTGGTGCTACACAGAAGACACAAGATGCCTCTGCTGGTAACGAGCCATTTGATTCTTACTCAGGTGACATTAAACTTGGCAACAAGGGTACACTTGGTTCAGCGTTGACGCTTATCACCGCTCTTGATTTTACTGTTACAAACAACTTTGCGCCAACTCTGGTTATTGGTGAAGATACACCATCATCCCTTGAGTTTGGTACGGTATCTGTTGAAGGTACGGTTTCAGCATATTTTGAAGATGCAACATTGCTCAACCGCTTCTTAAACGAGACAGAATCGGCGCTTGAGGTTTCTGTGGGGGAAGGGTCAAACACGCTGACATTTCTGTTCCCACGCATCAAGGTAAACTCTGCTGACGTAGGGGTAGATGGTCCAACATCACGTATTATCAACATGTCTTTTGTTGGTCTACGTACTGATGAGGATCTTAGCTCTTCAACAACGAATGCAAATACCATTCTTCAAATTACGAAGTCTGGTGCATAAGAATCCTAGCTAGGATGAGGGGGGTGGTTGTCGGGTGCTGCTCCCCTCGCTTTAAAACCCGACTAGCCCGAAAGGAAACCCAATGGACTTGAAAGACCTGACACCGACAAGTGACACTGTGGATGTGAACATTGTGCATCCTACGACACTAGAACCATTACTGAATGATAATTCAGACCCAATGGTAATTACTATGTATGCTCCACATTCTAAGGAGTATAAGGCTGCAATACATGAACAGACAAACAAGCGTCTAAAACAAGCGCAGTCAAAGAAGAAGGTAGATTTAACTGCTGAAGATATAGAAGACGCCACTCTTGATTTATTTGCCAAGACAACAAAATCTTGGAATATCACATACGATGGTAAAGAACCAGATTTCTCTGTGAGTAAAGCAAAAGAGATTTATAGCGAAGTCTTCTGGATTAGAGACCAGATTGACGAAGCGGTGAGTAACTCTTTAAATTTCAAGAAGGCTTGATTGAAGAGCTTCTCGACTTTGCAGAACATGAGTTCTCCATCAGTAAGCCCGACAAAAGCGGGATATCAGAACGTGAACACTTAGAACAAGTAGAAAGGCAGACTGGACGTAGACCAAAGGGATTGGATGGACCTGATTTTCCCACTTTGTTGTCTCACATCTGGTCTGCCTTTGTTGCATTAAGCAGTGGCAGAACTATGGGCTTCTCTGGCCCTAACCCGATTACCTACGATCAAATAAAAGCGTGGAAGGAACTTACGAATACACCATTGTCTTCTTGGGAAGTAGAGGCAATAAAACGTGTGGACGTAATTTACATGGGTAGTTTTAATGGCTGATCTTGCAGATATTCGCATAGGTATTGATGTTGAAACAGGGGATGTCGCTAGGGCTGTACAAATGTTTGAGTCCTTCAAGCGCAAAACTGCCCAATTAAAGTTGGAATTAAATAAGGGTAATATAACTCAAAAAGCATATAATCGCTCTATTCAGCAAATGGGAGCGCAGCTTGGTAAAGTAACAGGCAATACCAATCAAGCTAAAAGCGCCATGATGAAGTATAGGCTTGCGATAGAAAATGCAACTGATCAACAACTTAAGTTTACTACAGCTTCTGGTAAAGGTATGCGTAGGATGGAGATCCTCGCACAACAAGCTGGTTATCAAATCGGTGACTTGGCTGTACAAATTCAGTCTGGTACTAACGCTGCTGTTGCTCTAGGTCAACAAGGCTCACAGTTGCTAGGCTTTTTTGGTCCTACAGGAGCTATTGCTGGTGCTGTTTTAGCTATCGGTACTGGTTTAATTGCTCCGTTCCTAAAAGCTAAAGATGCAATTAAGGACACTACAAAAGAAATTGAATCTTTACGGTTACAAATCGACCTAATTAAGTTTGGTTTCAAAGATGAAAAGTCCTTTCAACTTACTATAGACATAGAAACAGCAAGGAAAAATATAGACGAGTTTAAAGCCAACATTTCAAAATTAAAGTTGGTCCCAAGCGATACTTCCGCTGTTCAAGTGGTGGAGTATTTAAAAGCCATAAAATATCAAGAGGGTCTTATAAAATCCGCTATGGATGAGCTTAAAGTAAGAGCTAATCTTACGACAGAGTATATGATCCAAGAAGATAAACTCAAAAGACTTGAATCTTCACATAACGATTTAACCTCTGCTGCTAACGCTTACTCTAAGGCTAACGAGGAAATTTCAGAAGAAAGGGCTAAAGAACTTGACCTACTATCAAAAATAGCTAATACAAACCCTAGAATAAAAAAAGAGCAAGATGCCTTAGTTTCTGCTGCTAAGGCTTACTCTTTAATTAATGGTCAAATACTACAAGAAAAAGTTAAAGAACTTGAGTTATTATCAAGGATAGCTAATACAAATCCTAAGATAAGAAAAGAGCAAGATGCCTTAGTTTCTGCTGCTAAGGCTTACTCTTTAATTAATGGTCAAATATTATTAGAGAAGGCTGAGGAGATTGAGTTATACGCGAGGCAATTTGCTAAACAAGACACAATAAATGAACTATTACATTATGAGGTAAAGTATGGTAAAGACAGCGCAGAATATAAAAAACTACAAAATAGTTTACAGGATGAGCAATTAAAAAAAGAAATTGAATTATTAAAACTAAGTGATACTCAGGAAAAGGCATTGGTGTCACTAGTAAATGAGCAACGAAAGCTACTTGATCAATTAGATGAAGAAGAAGAAAAAAGAAAAAGGATAGCTAACTTAATAATATCCCCCTCTCTTGCAGCTAAAGGGGCTGGTTATGCGGCTTTAAGTGATGAATTGGCATTAAGGCAAGCCACAGGTTTGGGTGTAGTAGAGGACAAGACGGATAAAAAGACTAAAGCTAAAGAATCTATGGCTTCCATAATAAAAAGCATGGAAGAACAAGCTAATCTTCAAAGACAATTAGTAGGCTTATCTGATCAAGAAGCTGATTACTTACAGATACTATATAACCTAAAAGAACAAAATAAAACTGCCTCTGGAAAAATGACTGAGGCTCAACTTAAACAAGCAGCAAAAAGAATAGCCGCCATAAATGCAGAAACAGCCGCTTTAGAGGCGCAAGAACAGAGGCTACAAGGTATAGCTGATACTTTAGCAAACGAATTTGAAAATTCTTTCATGTCTATGATAGATGGGACAAAGAGCGTAGATGATGCCTTTAGGGATATGTCAAGGAACATAATTAGTTATCTCTACAGAGTCCTTGTGCTGCAGCAAATGATAAGAGGGTTTGGGACAATTCTTGGTGGATCAGGTAATCCAATTCTGTCTGCTATAGGTGGAGCTTTAAGTAACTATTCTATGGATGGTGGTGGTTACACAGGTAGTGGGCCTCGCTCTGGTGGATTAGATGGCAAGGGCGGCTTTATGGCTATGTTGCACCCTAATGAAACTGTTATAGACCACACTAAGGGTCAGTCTGCAGGGGGTGTTACTGTCGTACAGAACATCAATATTTCCACTGGTGTACAACAAACAGTTCGTAATGAGATAAGAACTTTGATGCCACAGATAGCAGAAAGTGCTAAGGCTGCTGTAGCTGACGCTAAACGTCGAGGGGGTTCATATGGAAGGAACTTTGCATAATGGCTATTACTTACCCACTAGCATTACCTACACATACGGGTATAGCCTCTATTGAGTTACATGCCGTTAACGCTGTAGCTTACAGCCAATCCCCATTTACATTTAAAGGTCAAGCACATGCTTACTCTGGTGAGATGTGGACCGCTGATGTATCACTACCACCTATGAAACGTGATAACGCAGAGCGCTGGATAGCTTTTCTGATGAGTCTAAGGGGTCAATATGGTACTTTCCTACTAGGTGATCCTAATGGGACGTCTGTAATTGATGATGCTAGTTCTCTTACTATAACTGGTAACACTGGTGCAAGGGTTGTTAGCGCCAATGTTCCATCTGGGCAAACAATTAAGGCTGGTGATTACTTTTCTTTAGGCACTGATAATAATCAAAGATTATACAAAGTCTTGAGTGATTACACAGGCACAGGCTCCTTGCAATCTAATGTACTAGATATATGGCCAGCCTTACGTGCTAGTGCATCATTGGAATCAGCAGACCTAACAACGCCACAAGGTCGTTTTAGACTAGCGTCTAGCGATACTAGCTGGTCAATCAATGACGCTAGTTTCTATGGTTTAACATTTGGAGCAATAGAGGCGTTATGACAAGAGCAGTCCCAACAGCATTGCTTAATGCGTTACACGAAGGTGGAGATCAAGATAATCCACTTACAGACATAGAAGTATTTTATGCTGTTGATTTAGCATTTGATAGCGGCAATTTGCGTTTGTGGACAGGTTATGGTGATAAAACAATTAATAACCAAACTTATGTCGGCACTGGTAGTTTGTTGGCTATAGATGGCTTGGAAGAAGCGTCTGATCTATCGGCTAAAGGAACTACGTTAACTTTAAGTGGTTTGGATACTTCAATTGTCTCATACGCATTAACAGAAGAATATCAGGGTAGGCTAGTAACAATTTATTGGGGGGTTGGCACAGAAACTGTTGAAGTCTTTAGTGGCTTTATGGACAAAATGGTAATTGAGGACTCTGGCGAAACGGCAACAGTCAGCCTGTCCGTAGAAAGTCGTCTAATTACATTAGAGCGCGCAAGAGTGCGCCGCTATACAAGCGAAAGTCACGCTGCAGTCAGGTTAAGAAAATGGTTAGATAACGGAAATACTGGAACGCCAGCCGTTGATACTTTTTTTGATTGGGTGACTAAACTGCAAGATAAACAAATAGTTTGGGGGCGTGCTGTTAAAGATGGTGAATCCTAATTTAGACGCACTGAATGAATATATACGCGAGGTTCGTAATGTTCCGTTCCAATGGCACGTAAACGATTGTTTCATATTTACCAATAATGCTTTCCGCGCCATGTACGGTGAAGGTTGGGCAGATGATTGGGTAGGTAAATACACTGAAAACGGGCTGTACCTAAAGCGTGACGAATTGCGCAAAGTATTTCAAGCAAAGACGTTAGATGAAGCGATAGACCGCAAGTTGAAGCGTGTTGACCGAATACCGCCGAAGGGTGCGTTAGTCACGACTGACAGAGTTCGCAGATGGGTTATTGGCGAAGCTATGGGCATAGCAATCGGCACAAAGGCTATCTTTGTAGGGGAAAAAGGTATAATTTCTACGCAGATAGACTTCATCACGAACGCATGGGTTAAGGTATGAAATATAAGCTAGGCGACATAACGGTTAAATACTGGAATGACTGGGATCGTGTTCCGCGTGATCCGTTTATTCTTTTCGGCGGGAACATCCTTGCGGCACCTACCATTGCACAGGTATTTATTGCTAAAGTTATTGGCTATATTGCAGTTTCGCTTGTTACTTCTTGGGCGCTTTCGGCATTAGCGCCTAAAGATAAGGGAGAATACGGATTACTTGCTAATGCTCGCGATGCGATTGCACCACAGCAAATTGTATATGGTGAAGTGCGAAAAGGTGGAATTATAACATACATCGAAAGCACAGGTAATAAAAACAAATATTTGCACCAAATCATTGTACTTGCTGGGCATGAGGTCAATAGCATTGGTGACATTTACATTAATGATGAGGTAGTTACACTCAATAGTTCTCAAGACCCCGATCTTGATGGTGTTGTAACTGATGCCAAATGGGGCAGCAAAATACTGATAAAAAAGTTTACTGGCGCAGACAATCAAAATGTTTACAACACATTAAGTGCAATCTCTAACGGACCAGAGTGGCAGGTCGATGGGTCAGCCCCTAGTAACAGTGAAGATTCTAACTTTAAAGGCGAAGGGATAGCCTGTTTATATGTTCGTATGCAGTATGATAAAAATGTATTTGCAGAGGGCATCCCCTCGTTTACAGCAAAGGTGCAAGGTAAAAAAGTTTATGATCCTCGCACGTCTACAACAGGGTATTCTGCAAATGCCGCATTGTGCATTCGTGATTATCTTGTATCGTCTTATGGCTTAGATAATACTGGAGATACTAACGATACTGTATTCCAAGTAGCGGCAAATACGTGTGATGAAACCGTAACTCTTGCATCTTCTGGAACAGAAAAACGCTATGAAATGAATGGCGTAATTTCTCTTAATAGAACTCCATCTAATATTCTAGCAGACATGATGACGTCTTGTGCTGGCACATTGTTCTGGGGGCAAGGTAAATGGCATTTGAAGGTTGGGGATTATACTTCCCCTGTAAAAACATTTACTTTAGATGACCTGCGTAGCTCAATTAATATAGACACAAAGCATAGTCGGCGTGACAATTTTAATATTGTGCGAGGCACGTTTAACGATGCAAGTCAAGACTTTATTACTGCTGACTATCCAGAAATCAGATCATCAACATTTATATCAAATGATAATGGTGTTGAAAATGAATTAGACTTAGAACTGCCGTTTACTACATCATCAGCAATGGCACAACGATTAGCCAAAATGACGTTGTTTCGTGCGCGAGAAGAAATGACTGTTGTTGCTGATTTTGGTTTGTCTGCATTTGAAGTAGAATGTGGAGATATTATTGCACTTACTATTGATCGTTATGGCTGGTCAGCTAAGGAATTTGAAGTTGTCGGCTGGAAGTTTAAAAATGACGGTGATGCTGGAGATTTGCGAGTTACATTAAACCTGCGTGAAACCTCATCATCAGCATTTAGTTGGTCGGCAGAAGAGCAAGAAATAACTAGCAATGATAGCACATTGCCGACCGCATCTGAAAGCATAACACCATCCTCTATTAGTGTAACTGATACTGGCGTAGTGCAAACTGATGGTACATTTGTTGCACAAATAAAAGTAGCTTGGACGGCTGGCCTAAATGAATTTATTGAAAGCCATGAAGTTCAGTGGAAGTTAGCTGGTGCATCTGATTATGCGGCGACAGAAATTGAGGCTGACGAAAACAGTATTATTCTAGGGCCAGTGGAGTCTGGGAAACAGTATAATATTCGGGTTAGAAGTAGGTTATCGTCTGGCAGAATAAGTTCTTGGGTTTCCGCATCACCGCACACAGTAGGTGGAGACACAATTGCTCCATCGCCAGCTACAGGATTAAGTGCAACTGGTGGTGTTCAAAGCGTTACTTTAGATTGGACTGCACCTACTACGCAAGTTGGTGGCGGGACTTTATATGATTTAAAAGGCTATTACGTTTACCGAAACACTAGCAATAGCCAACCAGCATTACCAATTGCTTTTGTTTCTGCTGACAAATATGTCGATGGTGGATTATCAAACAATACGACATATTATTATTGGGTTGAGTCTGTTGACTTCTCAGGAAATCCAAGCACGTCAGTTGCCAGCGATTCGGTTACAACAAATCCAGAGTTGGTTAATGGTACTAATGGTACTAATGGGACAAATGGAGCAGACGGAGCAGACGGAGCAGACGGAGCAGACGGAGCAGACGGAGCAGACGGAGCAACTGGTGATACTGTAGTTACTGGAAAAGTTTACTATCAAACTTTGCAAGCCTTATCACCTACCACGCCAAGCGCAACAAGCTATAGCGTTTCAAGTGCGTCTTTTACTGGACTTAGCTCTGGATGGTCATTAACTCAGCCAGCGGTAGATATAACTGACACAAGCGTTTATGAGTGGTCATCTGACTTTACTGTAACTATTGATGGTAGCACATCTGCGCAAACTCTTGTGTTTACAAGCCCAGCGAGTGCAATACAAGTTACTACTGACTTACAGTCTGACAATTATGTTGCTGGAACTTCTGGCTGGTCTATTGAGCGCGACACTGGCAATGCTGAATTTCAGAATGCTACTATTCGCGGCACATTGAATGCTAATGATATTGAAGCTGGTACGCTTAGTGTAGATAGATTAGCGGGATTGAGTAGCATTGCGACATCATCTGTCTTATACACTTATTCATCAAGTACACTAACAACTGGTGATACTGCAACACTTACACTTTCTAATATAAGGTCGGGGTCTAAAATTCTTGCAGGTTTCTCAGGGCAATGTGAAGCAACAAGTGCTACTGACACTAATGAATTTATCTATGTGCCAAAGTTGACTGTCGGCGCTACAACTATTGACTTGGGTGTTGCTCGCGATAAATTTTACGCAAACCCTGTAACGGGAATTGTAGGAACTACATCCACCACCACCAGTATAGCAGTTACTTTGGCACATACTTCAAGCAGAAGATTTGAAGTTACTGGAACGCTCTTTATATTAGCAGTAGAGGTTTAATATGTTTTATTTGTATACTGTTAATGAGGGTTTAATTGTAACAAAGTTAGATGAAGATAGTAGCAATGAATTGATTGCTGCTAACAATGGCTCACTAGCGAAAATACAATGTCCAGAGAACCATGAGACTGTAAAGTATATTAAAGTTGTTGACGGTGTGTGTATTGCAGAAACACAAGCTGAAATTGACGGATATTTAATGGATGAATTACGGGCTGAACGTAATCTCAAATTATCTACATCAGATTGGACGCAAGCCTTAGACAGTCCGTTGACAGACGCTAAAAGGGCGGAGTGGCGCACCTACCGCCAAGCATTGCGTGATTTACCTGCAAACACGACTGACCCTGCAAACCCAATTTGGCCCTCTAAACCTTAAGGTAGATTTATGGAATACGATGTACTTTGGACTGCTGTATTAACTGCTTTACTTAGCCTATTGGGTTGGGCCTGTAGGAATATGTATTCTGAAGTACAGAGAATACAGGTTCTTCTTAACAAGACAAGAGAAGAAGTAGCTAAAGAATACGTCACTAGAGCAGAAGCCCAAAGTGACATGAATAGAATAATAGACCGACTAGAAGCACTCGACGCCAAACTGGATAGGATAATTGAGCGTCGATGATAGATCCCA